GACCAGTTAATGGCCATTTTTAATTATACTCAGACAGGCATTAAAGCTTTGGAATCCTTTCGTCAAGAATAAATCAATTTTAAATGTGCTGGGATTGGCCAATGTGTACAAAGTTCGTCCCAGCACATTACTTGATATTACGGACCCTTATACAGCTTATTGTTTGGATGAAGCATGTGCTTATATAACCGGACAACTTGAAAAAGGTGAGGAACCTCAATTCAAGACAAAGTATACATCTTTTAAAGATATATATGCGCAGTACAGATAATAAGGGAGGTGAGAGATATGGCCGTTGATGTTGGTTCTGCGGTTGGTTATCTGGACCTTGATATATCTGGCTTTTTGGCCGGTTTGAAATCAGCACAAAATGAAGCTGATAAACAAAGTAAAAATATTGCAGAAAAAATCGGAGGCAATATTTCCGGTTTTGGTAAGAGTATATCATCAGCAGGCTCAACTCTTACCAAAAACGTAACAGTTCCAGTCGTAGGCGCTGGAACAGCTATTGTTACAATGTCATCTAAATTTGAGTCTGCGATGTCAAAAGTTCAAGCTATTTCAGGTGCATCAGGTAATGATTTAACAAAGCTTACTGATAAAGCAAAAGAGTTAGGTGCAACCACCGCATGGAGTGCATCCGAAGTTGCTGATGGTATGACTGAAATGGCAAAAGCCGGTTGGTCTACCGAACAAATTATTGACGGTATGTCAGGCGTACTTGATGCAGCTTCTGCTTCCGGTGAAAACCTTGCAAGTGTATCAACTATTATTGCAGATGCAATTACAGGTTTTGGTATGGAAGCAAAAGATGCAACAAAACTTGCAGATTTGTTAACTCAAGCAGCTAACTCCGGTACAATTGATATAAATGACCTTGGAGAATCTTTTAAGTATATAGCACCTGTTGCTAACACAATGGGGTTCTCTGTTGAAGAGGTAACGACAGCATTATCTGCTATGTCTATGGCAGGTATTAAAGGTTCGCAAGCCGGTACAAGTTTGAGAACGATGCTGACAAGAATGGTTAAACCTACAGACCAAGTTGCCGCAGCCATGGATGAACTTGGAATTGTTCTTACAAATGAAGATGGTTCGTTTAAATCGCTTAATACGATTGTTGACGAAATGAGAGGTTCATTTGACGGTTTAACCGATGACCAAAAAGCATACTATGCAACTGTTCTTTCTGGTCAAGAAGGTATGTCTGGTTTACTTTCACTGTTAAATTTGACTAAAGAAGAGTACAATGCAATTTCTAACAGTATGGAAAAATCTGGTGGAGTTGCAAAAGAAACAGCCGATATAATGTTAAATAATTTATCGGGTCAAGTTACAATTCTTAAGTCTGCATTGGAAGGTTTGGCAATTCAGTTTGGTGAAATTATATTACCTTATTTAAAACAGTTTGTTGAGTGGATTCAAAATCTTACTCAAAAGCTTTCTGAGCTTTCACCGGAACAAAAGGAACAAATTGTTAAGTGGGCAGCCATAGCGGCGTCAATTGGTCCGGTACTTCTTATAGTTGGAAAACTTGTTACAGGTTTTGGTGGATTGATTACTACTGTTGGTAAGATTCCAGGTGCAGTTTCAAGCATTAAAACAAGTTTTGGAGTTTTAACAACTGGTCTTAAAAATATTGGAGAAGGATTTGCAACGGCAAAAGCAGGTTTTGGTGGCTTAGCAGCACAAGCGGGTGGTTTAGGAACTAAAATTGGTGTAGCCGCTGCAGGCATAACAGGTCCGATGATTGCTATTGCAGCAGTTGTCGCGATAGTAATTGCAGCATTTGTAAGCTTATGGAAAAATAATGAAGAATTTAGAAATAAGATTACAGCTATTTGGGACCAAATAAAAGCGACATTTGAAAAGTTGACCAGTGGAATCGTTGAGAGACTCAATAAACTTGGTTTTGATTTTGAAAATATAGGTGAAGTTCTTAAAGCGATTTGGAAAGGATTTTGTGATTTACTTGCTCCTTATTTTGAAGGAGTATTCCAGTATATTGCAGATACGTTTGATACGATTGTAAATGTAATTCTTGGCATTGTTGATTTCTTTGTTGCTTTGTTTACAGGCGATTGGGAAGGATGCTGGAATGCTGTTAAGGATATTTTTGAATCTATTTGGAATGGAATTAAAGATTGGTTTAGTAATATTCTGGATACGATTAAAGGCGTTCTTGATGTTGTTCTTGGTTGGTTTGGTACAAGTTGGGAAAATGTATGGAATTCCATTAAAACATTCTTTGAGAATATTTGGACAGGTATTGTAACATGGTTCCAAACTACGTTAACAAATATTTCAACATTTTTCTCTAACATTTGGAATGGAATTGTAACGTTCTTTACCGGTGTTTGGGAAGGAATCAAAAACGTAGTAACAGTTGGCGTTATGTTCATTGTTGAGCTTATTAAAGCCTGGTTTAATCTTGTTACACTTCCTTTCAGATTTATTTGGGAAAATTGTAAAGATACAATTATTTCAATTTGGGAATCAATTAAAACAGCGGTATCGAATGCACTTAATGCAATTAGTACGTTTATTTCAAATATTTGGAATAGTATTAAAGCGTTCTTGCAACCTATTTTGACCGGTATTGCAACTTTCATTTCTAACGTTTGGAATGGAATTAAGACCGGAGTTTCAAATGCAGTAAATGCAATAAAAACATTTATTACAAATGCGTTTAATTCCATTAAGACGTTTGTTACGAATGTTTGGAATGGAATTAAGACTGTTGCAACAACCATTTGGGAGGGAATCAAGAATGCAATTTCTACTCCTATTAATGCTGCAAAAACGTTAATTAATAATATCATAAATTCTATTAAGTCTATAATTTCTAATGGCTTTACTTCAGCTAAAAATACCGTAACAGGTGTATTTGATAGTATTAAGACTAAAATTACAAATGTTATGAATGGCGCAAGGGACATTGTGAAAGGAGCTATTGATAAAATCAAAAGTTTCTTTAACTTCTCGTGGTCGTTACCGAAACTTAAAATGCCGCATTTCTCAATTACGGGTAATTTTAGTTTGAATCCGCCTTCAGTACCCAAATTAAGTGTTGAATGGTATAAAAAGGCTATGGGGAACGGTATGATTCTTGATTCTGCTACGATATTTGGCTTTAACTCAAAAACAGGCAAATTCCTTGCCGGCGGTGAAGCCGGAAGTGAAACTGTCGTTGGAACTAAAAATCTAATGAGTATGATTAAGAAGGCTGTTACTGAAGCAATTGGTCCATTTATTCAGGTAAGTAGAGAACTTGCGAAAGCTTCTATTGACCTTGGATATGTAACTTATAATGGGTTTACAAGATTTAAGGAATTTAAAGAGAAGCAGGATGAAAAACACAGAAATGTCAATAATGGCGGCGACACGTTTAATTTCTATAGTCCAAAAGCTATTGATGAAATTGAAGCTGCTAAACAAATGAAGAAAGCTAAACGAGATTTAGCCGAAGGATTTTAAGAAAGGGGGTTGACATTTAATGGTTGAAAGAATAGTTCTTAGAAAAGTTAGAAATTCTGAAGAATTGATTTTGGATATGGTGTCAACTCCCGATTTCATTTTGGAGTCGGTTGATTGGGGCACGATTAAAAGTACACATCACAATTATAAATATGTAAATCAAATTGGAGTGACAATTACTGGTACAACGTTTGAAACAAGACCGGTGACAATTAAAGGTTGGATTGTTGCATTTGATGAAAGACAAATGACTTTATTAAAAAGAAAACTAAATCATTTTGTAAATCCTCAAGATGCAATTGATTTGGTGTACAGTGATTACATGATTCGTTTTCTTCCTGATGAAACTGTAAGATATTCAATTAATACAAGTGAAAATAATGAAATCATGTGTAAGTTCCAAATTGATGGAACATGCCCGAATCCAATGTTTATTGATAAGCAGGAACGCTATTCTGCTTTTGCAACAACAATTGCTCGTTTTCATTTTCCATTAATTATGTCAGAAGATTTACCATCAAAAGGCGTAATCTTTGGAAATAGAATGGAAAGTTTAATTGCAGGTGTAACAAATGAAGGAACTGTTCCTACAGGAATGCGCATTGTATTCAAAGCGAATGGTTCGCTTACTAATCCAAAGTTGGTTAATGTAAGTACTCAAGAGGCGTTTGTAATTAACAAAAGTTTGATTGATGGAGAAGAAATTGAAGTCAATACAAACTCCGGTGAGAGAAATGTGCGAGGTAGAATTGGCAATGCCGAATTCACCAATTATTTCAAGTATAGAGCATTAGATAGCTCATGGTTACAACTTGAAATTGGTGAAAATTTATTTAGATATGATGCCGATAGTGGACTTGATAACCTTGAAGTATTTGTATATTTTAACAACAAATTCATGGAGGTGCAAGAATGTTACTAAAAAATATTGAGGTTACTGTATTTGAACTCGATGATAATGGAACGTTCGACACTATTGGTGATGTAAATCAGCTTACGAGTTTGATATGGCCTGATAAATTTAATGGTTATTCAACCTTTGAATTGTGTGCACCAATAACACCAGAGAATAAGTTTTTATTAAAGAAAGGACATATTCTCTGGTGTGGTGGTGACAATGCTTGCGTTATTGAAATCATTCAATGTGATAAAAATGATAATGGACAAAAAACTTATAAAGTAAAAGGCAGAACGCTTGAGTGCATTTTAACTACAAGAATAATTTGGGGAACGTACAAATGCAGTAATGCATACTCTTCAACTGCTATGTACGAAATAGTTGATAAGAACTGCATAAATCCGATTGATGCCAAAAGAAAAATTCCATTTCTTGAGTGTGCTGAAGATAATCATATAGGAAAAATGATTACATATCAGAAAACAGGTGGAGAGGTTTATGATGCAGTTCAAAGTATTGCACAAGATTCCGAATTAGGTTTTGATGTGCTATTTAGACCGAGAGAGAAAAAACTAATTTTTAAAGTTACGCAAGGTACTGATAGAACTTTAATGCCAACACCTTCGGATAATTCAAGTTTGGTTGTTATTAGTTCTGACTTTGATGATATTCTTACAAGTTCTTATTATACCAATGACCAAGATATAAAAAATATTGCATATGTGGCCGGTGAAGGTGAAGGCGCAGATCGTGTACATACTATTTCCGGTAATAATGAGTCAATTGGACTTGCGAGAAAAGAAATGTATGTTGACGCAAGAGACTTGCAATCTGAAGTTTCAAGTGAGGAAGGCTCTGAAAAAATTTCAGATGGAGAATACATTGCGATGCTAAATAATCGCGGCAATGAAAAGCTCGCTGAGCGTGTTAAAATTGAATCGTTTGAAGCAACAATACGAACGGTAGGAAGTCAATATGTTTATGGTGTTGACTATACGAAAGGCGATAAAGTAATTGTACGAGATGAAGAACTTGGTATACAAGTTGCTGTTAAAATATCAGAAGTAACTGAAAATTATAGTGATAAATATGAACTTGACATTACGTTTGGGTATTCATATCCTACGATTTTTGAAAAGATTAAACAGCAGATTTTATAATTAAAGAGGTGATATAAATGGCTGAAAAAAGTGGATTTTTTGATGCGCATATTGTTGGTGAAGAATACGATAGAGTATATCTTGCCGAAGATTTTGCAAAATATTTTTCCAGTTTCATCACAAATGGTATTTTTGGTGGAAAGTCAAATGAGTTAATGGTACGTCAGGCATCACCTGCCAATATGACTGTTAGCGTTTCTTCCGGTCATGCTTGGATAAATGGTTATAAATATGAGAATACAAATGATTTATCATTAGCTATCGATATTGCAGATGGTGTTTTAAACAGAATTGATGCCATTGTTCTTAGATGGGGAAAGGCTGAAAGAAAAATTTGGGCAACAGTTAAAAAGGGAACTCCAGCTGCAAACCCTGTAGCTCCTACTTTACAAAGAGATTCTGAATATTATGAATTAAAATTATCAGAAGTTTTAGTTGTAGCAGGCACAATAAATATTGTTCAGTCAAGTATCATTGACACAAGATTACTTACAGATGTTTGTGGCTACGTAGTTGGAGCTGTTCAACAGTTTGATACAACTTATTTTGGTGCTCAATTAAATGCTTATGTTAATGAGTATGCAGCTGAGTATAAAAAATGGTTGGATGAAATGGAAATTTCCGGAACGAATGAATTAAGTGAAGTTTTGGAAAGACTTAATACATTAGTCAATAATGACACTGTTGGATTATTAATAAATGAAATTGAAGGAACGAAAGACAAAGTTCTTGATATTGAAAATGGCAAGCCTGTTGAGAATAACTATCTTGCAAATGATAAGATTGTTGACATTGATATTTATGAAGGCGCGCAACTTAGCATGACGTCTTTAATTGATTTTGTTCAACAAGGTGCTGGCACAGCAAGTCCAAATAATGTGCGTCACATTGTCGGTTGTAAAACATTAAATCTTAGTCGATATGGCAAAAATATGTGGACCACAGATGCGGTTTACCCATTAGGGAATCCGGCAGGAGGTAAATTGCTTTATGATGCTGCAACGCAAAAATATACAATTAAAGCAAATGCAGCGTCTTACACAGGAAATATTTATAAACTTCCTGTTCCAATCCCCGCAGGCGTAAAAGTTACAGCTACGATGTTTCTTGAAAAAGGTAAACTTGATGTAGGTACAATTGTTTTTGGTGGTTTTAATGATGCCAGTGAACAATGGCAATGTGATGTTAGAGTTCCTGAAGGAGGAGTGCTGGCTGGCAGAATTGTAACAAAAACGTTGACGACAACATTACCTATTACGCACTTTAGAGCATTTATTTATTCAGATAATGTTGTTACTGAAGATATTATTCTGCGTATGCAGTTTGAATTTGGTGATGCTGCAACAGCCTTTGAATTGTATCGTGGTAGCGTTTTTACAACAAATTTCGACAACACAATTTATGGTGGCGAATATAACTGGGAGACTGGTAAATTAACTGTTAGTAAGACCTGCGTTACGTTGACTGGTACAGAAAACGTAGAATTGTCTGAAGGAAAATATGGAGGCCATAACCTCTTCGTTATTCGAAATTCAACGAATAATGTAAATACTCTTAAGGCTGCGGTTTCTTCTCACGGTAGACAATCAAATACAGCTTTTGAGTTATATTCAGATGTCGGTGACTTTGCATTATGGGTAAGTCCTGAAAGACTTGGCTCGTGGTTTGGAATCTTAAGTGATGCAACTACTGTCAATGAGTTTAAGAACTATCTTGCAGAGCAGTATGCCAACGGTACGCCGTACACAATGGTGTATGAAAATTATGTTCCGGTTATTGCTCAGCATGCAGGGCAGAACATATTTGCAATTCAAGGTAGGAACTATATTTCCAGTAATGCAGGTAATACAAAGGTTTCATATAATCATGTGTCAAAAACTTATGTAGAAGCTAATTTTGTAAATAAAACAGCTAACGGTGTTGTTCAGTCTGAAAATGCTGACTATGCAGAGGTTGCTGAATGGAGTGATGGAAATCCAAATGGTGAAGACCGCATTGGATATTTCGTATGTGTAGATGTAGATGCTCCAGGAATAAATATTAAAAAAGCAGGTACATTTGATAATGTACGAGGCGTGACAATGAAAAGCCCTGCATTCTCTGCAAACTGCACACCAGATAAATTTGATGAAAATGGAAATCTTTTGCCACAATTTAATTATGTTGGTTTTGCCGGTTTTATTCCTGTAATTGATAATGGTACATGTACTGTCGGTAGTTATTGTATGCCTGGTGAAGATGGCACAGCCATTCCTTCAGTTGATGTATGTGGGTACCAGGTTATTGAACGCATTGATGATAGTCATGTTTTAATTCTCGTAGAGCCTGGTGCGGACGCCCACGTTAGAATGAAGATTGAAGCTATAGGACATACTGAAAATAAATTTAATCCTCATAATGTGACAGCAGAACAGGTTGGTGCCCTTCCTTCTGATGGTGGAACTGTGAGTGGAAGCATCTTTACTAAACACCCGACTGGTGGTGAAACTATGGTCGGTGCAGTATATACTGACGGGAACTATCTGTCATTGTATGCAAACAATTCGTCCGGTACTCGTGGTATGTGGGATAGTAAAAGTCAAAGAACAATCATCAGCGTTACCGACACCGGTGCAACCTTTAGTGGTATGGGCTTTAAAAAAGTATACGTATCTTTTAATAGCAGTGGTAATGGGTCTACTACTGCGACAGGGGCAACAACCGCCTCTACTGTTTTGGCGACGCGTGGTGACTCCGGTGGAGTTGTTGGGGCATACAATTGTATAGGTGCCGCCGATTGTACTTATGCTAATACAGTTAATTTTGCTCAAAACAATGCTGCAGCTACTAGTTGGGTTATCAGTGTTTGGTGGAGTAAATAAGGGGGTAAGGAAATGTACATTTATTTTAATGAAATCAATGGACGAAATTATGTCTATGGGTATGGTAGTGAACTTGAGGAAAACTCTATTGAAGTTCCCTCCGTTCCAGAGGAAATTGATAAATACTTAAGCTGTTATTATGTTGTGGACGATAGATACATTCTTGATGAAAAACGTAAAGAATGGGTTGAGCTTCAATGGTCTACTGAAAGAGAGTTAAACGAGATTAACAGATGGTTTGCTTGGTATGACGAACAGTGCATTCAGTATCAACGCGCAATGCGTCTTGGTCTCGAATTTAACAGAGATATTAATGAACTTGATGCAGAGGCTGTTTCCAAAGCTACACGTATTAAAGAGCTTAGGGCATTTTTGGAAACCCCTTATGTATGGTAAGGTGGTGCTAAATAGTGGCGGATTGGATTTTACTTGTTTTAGAAGCAATTGTGCCAGGTATTATTGTTGGAATAGTTTTGGCATATTGGAACAGCAAACAGAATAAAAAGGATTCTATACTTAGTGAAAAAGAAAAAAATGCAAGACGCAAAGATGCTTTAATGTTATCGTTGCTGGTAGCAACTGCTGAACTTGCATATGCCACAACAATGGCATTGAAACGTGGTCATGTAAACGGAGAGGTTGAAGTTGCTGAAAAACGATATAATAAAGCAATGGAAAAATTTAGAGAGTTCGAAAGAGAACAGTTGTACGAAATTGATTAACAATGAACAAAGGCCGTCAGATTCTTCATCTGGCGGCTCTTTTACTATCCAGAAATAATTTTAAAAATATTTTAAAAACCTATTTACAAATGAATACTTATATGATATAATATAATCATGGTAAACAAATACCAAATAAATTCTTAGATGAGAGAGGTAATTAAAATGACAAAACTTGAAATGATGAAAATGATTCTGGCAAACACTAAGCATTATTACAATGTAAGTACACCCCAATTGCTTGAAGCTGTTGCAAAGAAACAAATGACTTATTACACTAAACCCCAGCTTGAAATGTTAGTTGCTAACTTGGATAAAGTTACAATGGGAATCAAAATTCACTAAGTGTTAAGGAGGAACAAACAATGACAAAAACTTATTATCATGCTACACCATATGAAAACCTTGAATCCATTATGGACCAAGGAATACTCAGAGGAAGTGATGGTGTTGTATATTTAACAGAAAGACCTGAAGATGCTGCAAAGTTTGTTGCAATTCGAGGATGTAGAAAAATCCTTGTTCTTGGTATTGAAATTTATGAAGATATGGTTGAAGAAAGTTTTGACCATAGTCAAGCATTCTTTAGGTGTAAAGCTTATACTTACTCAGACGATATTCCGGCAGATGAAATTACAGAGTTTCTTAAATATGAACTTTGATGAGCAGTAGCTTAACGGATAGAGCAACCGACTACGAATCGGTAGGTTAACGGTTCGAATCCGTTCTGCTCAACCAAAATCACCCTGATGAGTCTTTGAAAATTAAGACGAAAGGTTCCACTTCTCCTACCAAACGATACGATTACGCATACTATAAAACAGTGGATTAAATGTACGTTATGCGTACAGCCTCGGTGATAGGAATCACCAAATAAAAGAATGGAGGACATAGGTATGTCAAAAGAAATTTTGGAAATGAAAACCAAAAAAGAGTTAAGAGTAATTGCAACAGAGCTTGAAATTACCGGTCGTTGGGATATGACTAAACCGCAATTGATTGATGCAATTTTAAGAGCAAAAAGCGTTGAGAACAACAAACAAGAAGATGTGGTATCAAATCCGCAAAGTGCTAAAGACGAATATAAAATTGACAATCGTGAATGTGAAAACGTAGAGGTTGAAGATAAAGTTGAGAATGAATCAACCGGCGTTAAGGTTAATATGGAGCAGAAAATGTCCTATATCGAAAACATTGATATTGGTACAATCGTTGCTTTTCGTCTTTCTAATGGCAAGGTAAAATCTGCAAAGGTGGCAAGAAAATCTACCAAAAATCGTAAGCTTAAGGTTGAGACCGATTATGGTGCAGAGTATATCGTATCATATGAAGATATTATATGGGTACGTACTGGTAAACGCTGGCCTCGAGGTGTATACAAGCTTTTGAAAGGACAGGTGGATGCTAATGGCAAGGAGAAAATCGAAGCTTAATTCAGAAGAATGCAAGCAATCCGTAATAAATTTCTTTCAAAAGAAAAAGAAATTCGAGCAAATTCAAACTCGATTTTGTGAAATTAAGGCTGACTTTTATAATGACATGGAAGATTATTTCAAATGTAATGATGTTGATGGAAATTTAACATTTGAAAGTGATGAATTTAATGGTGCTAAAAGCTTTATAGTTAAAAGAATTCAAAGCACAAAAATTGAATTTAATCCTGATAAACTTGAAAAAGTTTTAGGTAAAGAGCTTTCACAAAATGTAATTGAAAAACATTATGAAATAGTTGATATGAATGGTTTAGTTACGTATTTGAAAGAATGTGGAATTAACCCGAAAGTCTTTAAGAGTTTCATCTCCGTTCGTAAGACTGTAAACATTAAAGAGCTTGATAAGCTTGAAGAATTGGGTAAGATTACCACTGAGCAAATTAAAGGTTGCTATACTATAAAAAGTCAGAGTCCTTATTTCACGGTAAACGTTGGAAAAGGGCAGAATAATGACTGAAAATAAAGACAATACAAATTTAGCCAAAGTTCTTTGGTATTATAATTTGATTCCAAATACAACGTCTCTCAGTCAAAAAATTGTCTGTCCATTTCATAAGGATATAAACCCAAGCATGATTGTAAATCTGGAAGACGGTTCATGGTTTTGCTTTGGTTGCAATTTGACTGGTGACGCTGTTAAGTTTGTAAAGCTCATGGAGGCCGAGCATAATGGCTTAAATGACTTACAAGCTTATAAAAAGTATTTACAGATTCTTAAATCTGATAAATGCAGTGGTATTAAATTAAATAGGTCTCTTGTAAAACAGAAACCACTTCAGAAACAATTTTACAATGAGGCTTATGATTATTACCATGGTTTAAGAAAAGTTAACTGGAGAGATTCTGATGAACCTGAAGTGGTTAGTGCAAGAGACTACATGAGGAAAAGAGGATTTAGTCCAAGAACTTTAATTAAATGCAATGCTAAGATAACTTACAATAATAATTATGGTTTGATATTTCCAATGCTCGATAATGGTAAGTTTAAAGGTTGGGTATGTCGAACCATGATTAAGTCCATAGAGGAAAAACGAAAATACTTATATAATGAAGGTTTTAGTAGAGCGACAACTTTGGTTGGAACTTATGGAACTAAAAATTATGTGTTTGTTGTTGAAGGTTATATGGACAGACTCAAATTTGTACAATTTGGTGAGGAAAATGTCGTTGCAATTTTAGGATGGAAAATGTCGCCGCAACAAATCCAAAAATTAAAAGACAAAGGAGTCACCAAGGTGATAAGTGCACTTGACAATGATGATTGTGGTAAAAAAGGAACTAAGTTTCTTCAGAAGCATTTTGAGGTCACACGCTTCACTTACCTTAAAGGGGTAAAAGACCCTGGTGAAATGACACAAGAATCATTTGATAA